TCATATATGAGTAAACAAACTCTTCAAAAAGTTTATTAACACTTATTTCTGAGTTTTCTCCATTCTCCATTCCGTCAGAAACATACTCTAAAACACATAGTTCTCCATTCATATTTGAACTAAAATTTATAACCCCTGATTTTTTGTTAATACTAAAAGTAGGGTTGCTATTTGCTGTTTCTGTATTTAATCCATATTTAGCACCAATAGCATATTCAAAGTACCAAGCACCATCAATAGAATAACCTTCTTGTCCATTGTAAGGGCTATTGCTATTCATGTATATTGACTTCTTATGACCATTAAGCCTATCTATGTCAAGTGTTGAATTAGATGGTTTTAAAATATTCCCCTCGTGGTCGAATAAAATCCTAGCTGTATTGTCTTGTAAATACGCATTACTCCAATTAGTTTGAATATTTTCTGTTAATGGTTTTAATACACCGCCTGAATAAATAGATATTCTAACCCAATTCACATAATCTTGTGGCAATACGTATCTTAACGAATCAGCAACAGATAGTTCTAATATTTTAATTTCTTTTAATGAATCGTAGTTTAATTCCTGTATAGCTCTTTTAGCATGAAATAAAACATTGTATCTTTCAGCATTATTAATTAATTTGTCGTTACCAACATACATTAACATAAAGTTGTTTACAATGTCGTCTAAAGAAATATATTGATAAGAACCCCAATTTTTATCTTCTGCATTTTGAGTTCCGTTATTTTCGTAATACTGATATTCTGTTAAATATGCCATGATTATCCTTCTTGTTGATTAGCGTCATTTTCTTCTCCTATAGCAAACTGAACAACAGATGCATCTCTAATAGAAACGCCTGCATATTGTAAGATCTTATTTACTAAATTTATTTGATCTGATAAAGGTAACTCAAAGTCCTGATAATCGGATGGGCTTTCGTTAAAAACAGGTTCACCGCCTCCTAAAGAAACATAAGTCCATTTTGGGTCTTTAGGGTATCTGACATATTGAGAAACAACATTTCCCAGTGTGTTTATTGTTTCAGGATAAACTGTAATAGTGTTACCTGTACTTATTGAATTTGCACCACCTAAAACATATGCAGGAAAAGAAATACTTGGCTTTGTTAAAGGAGATGATTTTAAATAAAATATTTTGTTTTGAGAAACTCTTTCGATTTCAGTTATCTTTGAGGTATTAATAATTGAGTATTTATCACCAACAGTAGAAGCACTTCCAAATATATTGGCTGATAAAGTTAATTCTGTTTCACTGTTTACACTAACAACATAAGCACTAGCTCCTTCAGAAATACTTTGGTTTTCGGTATTACTAATTAATTGCCCAGCTTTTACTGTTCCTAAAGTTTGAAAAGTAGCTGTACTATCTATTAAAGTATTTACACCTTCAGCAGTTGTTGTTCCTTGCTTTATTATACTTGGATAATAATTAATCTTATCCATTAAATAATAATCATTCGGTAAGTCGTAAAGGTTTAATCCTGAGTTAATTAAACTCTTGGTTGAAGAAAAGCTATCTAGTACCTCTACAATTCCTTTGACTATATCTGCATATCCGCTACCTGATACTCTTGCATTTTGTTTTACTAGCCAAGAATTATATTGATAAAAATAATCCTCAAATATATCTAATTGAGCCTGTTTTGCGTATAAGTTAAAGTCATTAGGAGTTATGTATCCAAAATTGTTTTTATTTGCAATTGAAAGTACTGTGGCTCTTACTGTATTTATTATTGATGCCATTTTTAAAATATTGTTTACGCAAATATACAAAAAAAAAGGAGGCTTCATTTTGTGAAACCTCCTCCTTACAATATAGTCTAATTTACTATTCTAATTTAGACTCTAACAGCCTGTAAACCTCTAATCCTTCATCACTTTGAAAGAACGATGCTAAGATAAATAATGGGTCTTCACCATAAGGTACTGTTAGTAATTTCTTTTTATTACCTTTTAAATTGTAATAAATATCTTTTTTGTTTTTAATTATTAAAAGAGTTTCACCTAAAAATTTAGAACAAGAGTTTTGTAATTTCAATAAAGGGTCATTAACTGACTCTATGAATTCACGAGAGTATCTTTTAGCAAATAATCTAACATCTCTTTTTAACTCAGAAGAAGTAAGTTTATCTACGTTTAATCCAATTACTACTCGTCCAATTGTTTCTAACATTTCTAAATTCAAATCTTTAGCTAAAATTTGAGCTTCTAATTCAAAATCTAATGTTTCAACATCTGATGTTGCATCTTTTTCATTATCTATTTCAACATATACACTTCCATTTCCAGGATGATAAGATAAAAATTCCTGTAAAGATTGATCTTGCTTATGTACAAACAATAAACCATCTTCAAAAATAATTGGTTCTAAGATAACATTTTCATCTTGTTCATCTTCAAAAGGAGATTGTTGATTTTTAGCATAACGCAAAGAACGGTTTCGTCCTGTTTGGTCATCAAAAAATAATAATGGTTTTCTTTTTGTATTCCTTGAAGTAATCATAAAACTCAATGGAGCTTTGTTTTGGGTAAGTTTGTAGGCTTTATCTACAAAAGTTTTTTTACTTGTTTTCATTTGATTTAAATTTAATTATTAAAAAAAAAGGGAGATGAATTAACACCTCCCTTAGTATTATTATTAGTCTTTGAAAATTACAAAGTTGTTTGCACCTAAAGTACATAACGCTCTTTCAGATAAGAAATTTACTTCCATTGCATCTAAGCTAGAAGTAGCTGCTCCACCTGCAGAACCTGTAATCCATGTCTTATACTTTCTGTCTTCAGTTTCTGAAGCTCTGTATCTAACATGTAAAAAAGGTCTTTTAGCGTTTTTACCAAGTACTTGGTCATATACAGTTGTTGAACCTGCAGGTACTAAACACCCGTTGATTTTTCCTCCTGTAATACCACCTCTCATTGTAGGGTCATTTAAATATTTCCAATCAGTCTTATAGAAATCATAACCTCTACGGAATCCTTCGAATCCTAAGTTAAGCGCCATATCTTTATCGTTATCAAATAAACCATAAGAAGTTCCGTTTGCTCCGTAAGAATTTTGAGAAGCTAACATATCATCAATGTCAAATCCAAACTCTCTGTTCAAGAAAATTACATTCTCTTCAATAGAACCTTGTTTGTCAAGACGTTGAATAATTGAATCAAAATCTCCTAAAGTTGTTGGGTTTCCACCACTCCATACATTTCCTCTGTTTTCAACAACATAGAACATACCTTCAGAACCTTTGTTTCCAACTCCTGATGCAACACCTTCTACAATTGCAGAAGCTCCTGAATTAGCTGCTGCAGGAACTGCTTCAACCATTGCTGTTTCAAGATAGTCTTCAAAACGTAATCTTGTTTCATGTTCAGACTTTAAGTACCATAAGAAGCCAGTTGCCCCGTTTTCAGTAGTAACTTCAACCCATCCAATTTGAGCCATATCAGATCCGCTTACAGCATAATGATCTTTAATGATAATTGGTGAATTTTCAAATATAGAATCATCAGCCTCTAATTGACCTTGCATACCTAAAGAACCTTTCTGAAATTCAGAACCATAAATAAATACAGAACACACAACAGCAGCAGCCATTGATTGACCTGCAGCTTCGTAATACGCTACATCAATTGTTCCAGCAGCTTTATCTACAGCAGTTACAATTGCTTTGTTGCTATTCGTTGAGTTTACAGAACTATCAGATAACATAATTGTTTGACCTACTCTAATAGCAATAGAACCTGCACCAGGAGCTAAAGTATCATTAATTGTAAGTGTTGCAGTATCTGCAGCTGCAGCAGCAGCTGATGTTACATTTGTATATTTAGTATGTAATCTTCCTTGTTCAGCCCATTTAATAAGGTCAGAACTAGAAGGCATTTCAGCACCAACCATTCTTAAGAATGAAGACACTGTTCTGTTTCCGTAACGTTCAAATTCTTTTTCGTAAGTATCTGGTAAATACGTATTTAAGAAATCAAAGTTAGTAATGTAATTTGTTTGCAATAATACCTGTTCTGAACTTGGTTGTAAGTCGAATCCCGGTGTTGCAGCTATTTGTCCAGCCATTTTGTTTTTGTTTTAATATTAATTATTTTTTACTTTTTATTCTTAAGCCTTTTCCGCCTCCACCATCTAGTGCTTTTGCTTTAAATCCTCCTTCACCAATTACTTGTGGTGATTGTCTAACGTTCATGTTAATGTTTTTACTTTTCTTCGAAACATCTCCAATTGCATCTGATTTACCTTGCTCGTAAAAATACTGAGCAAAATTGTCTGGATCCATTGCAGCACTAATTGACTTGTGCCATCCTTTAGCATCACTAATCAAACCATCTTCATCAAGGAATTTGTTTACAAACCCACTTAAATCTGATTGTTTAGATTTCATTTCTTGAGCATCTCCATAAGAATAAGTTACTTTTTTATCTCCTACATTGAACTCAAAACCTTTGAACTCGGAATTAAAAATTTCACTTGTTTTTTTAGAGAAAAACTCACTTTTTTTTTGTTCTACTTCTTGATTACTTTTAGACTCTTGAATATAACCCTTGTAAGCTTCAATTTGACTTAATGTTTCTTCTGACATAGAATCCCCACTTGACTCAAGAGGAACACTGTATTTGTCTTTAAATTCATTAAGATATTTCTTTGCTTTAGAAAGTTCTCTTTTTTTAGCAATATTCTTTTTCTTAATCTCTCTTTCATCATCTTCGTCTTCATCATATGAAAACTTCTCTTCCATTAAATAACTAATATCTTCGCTATCTAAATCTTCTTCAGTTAAAGAATAATACTCTGCTAATACCTTGTCTTCTTCTAATGAATCATAATCTTTATTTACTTTTATGAAATCATCAAAACCTCGACCAGTTTCTTTTTTAAATTTTAAATATTTAGAAACATCTTCTGGTAACTCTTCATTACTGCTTTTTTCAGCAAATAAATCATCAACAGAACCAATTTCTTTATCGTATCTATTGTTAAGATACGAAATAACATCTTCGTCTTTTAATTCTTTAGACTCAACAGACTTCTCTAATTCCTCTACACTTGATTCCTCTACACTTGATTTTTCTACACTTGATTCCTCTACACTTGATTCATTTTCATGTTTCTCTAGTAAGTTGGCTTCAACTTCCTGACTAGATTTCTCTGATACTGAGCTTACTTCTTTTACTTTAAATTCCATTTGATTTAATTTTTACAAAGTTAATATTTAATTTTATATACTATTTAAGGCTTATCTAGGTTCAAACTCTGCTAAATCAAAC